ATGCCGTCCTTAAGTGAAATAGGACCTTGGAGATGTCGAAAAGATCGCAAGGCAACAGTCGAAGATTTTCCTGATGCTTGCGCTTTCCTACATATGCTTAGTAATCGTTCCGAGGAGTTGGAACTTGGACCAAAGGCATATAGTTATCTTTCGGCATCCGATACTGTTTGGAAGTTCGAATCTTGGCTGGAAGATAAGTCCAAGATTCTGAGTAAGTTTGCTCCTAAGGGGTTAGTCTCTGATGACCAACGTCTACAACTCGATGTTGCTCTTGAAAGCGACACTGTATGTGAACGTGCTGATGGCTTAATTAATTATGTCTGGGATGTATTCAGTGTGAGAAATTACACATCCGATACGCTTCCCTTAGATTATATTCGACATAAAAGGATGATGCACATGCTAGCTGGTCCGACGATGTTTTCTAGAAGACGTGCTTTTTATAGTCATGGGATGGGTCCTGAACCGGAACCTCCCGAAGCAGTCCTTCCATCGATCGAGAGATTATTAAATATTTATGATGGCGTAGCGCAAGCCGGTCCGTATGGAAATGATTATTTCTTGGAATGCACGGGAGGTGGTTTCTTTACCCCTTCAATTGCTCATGTTCCAATTCCATCGGATGAGCCCATCATGCCCCTTAGTGAGAATCTCTGGCCTACGACAGAGGATGAGTTCGACGAATTCGTCGCTCTCAATGTATAAATAATCTTGACAGGGCGAATAATGCCCAGGATCCTATGGTGTCCAAATGTGTAATCGACCAAATCGGTTCTACCAAAATAGAAGTAGGTAAAACTTTCCGAGCGAAACAAATCGCCAAGAGACTACACGGCTCATCCTCACGAATAATGAGAGGTTGCATTTGGATGAATAGTCCCCGAAACTTAGGGCACACCATACCAAGTATAGTATAAATCACCGGCAATGCCAGGAAAAAACCAAAAGATCGTCAAGAAAACAACATTTCAAGTAGGCAACTACCCACCGGGACGTCTCCCGTTTGGGTACCAATCACCGACTCCTGTCGGTCGTAACGCTCCAAGAATCCCTCAACAATTGGGATTCAGGCCCTATATGGGAAAACAACCCCAATTAGTTCAACAAGTCGTTACGCAGACGGGTGGTGGAAAGAACCGAGGACGTAGTGGAGGAGGAGGAAACTCAAAACTCCTTTCTATGTCTGATTTTCTCGGGAATCAGCCTTTTTCTGTATCCGCAGCTTACGGATCAATGAATAAGAGTAAAATGGCTAAGCTTCAAGCTAATGCTAATACATGCGTTATTTCGCATCGTGAATTACTCTTGGGCAACCTTCCCGGTTCTACCGGTTTTACAGTCCAATTACATCAAAAGCTCAATCCAGGACTTTCCGGATTGTCTTCATGGTTAGCCGCAATTGCAGCGGATTATGAAGAGTATGAGTTTGAAGAGTTTGGACTCGAGTACATCACTCGATCCCCTTCTAATACGAAAGGATCAATAGGCGTCTGCTTCGACTATGATCCAACAGACCCGGCTCCGGCCACTGAGTTAGAAGCATCTCAGATGGTCGGCACTCAAGAGTCAAATGTCTGGAACTCTTTCGTCATTCGAGCGAACCCATCAAACATGAGGGGCAATACTCGTAGAAAGTTTCTCCGACAGGGTGCTGTTTTGGGTGATCCAAAGAACTTTGATTCAGGATCATTCACTGTTTACACCAACGATTGTGCTGATACTTCAAGTATCGGCAAAGTTTGGATGTTTTACAAAGTGAGATTCTTCACCCCCCAGTCGCCCAACTCTTCTCCTCCTGCTCCTTCCAACTGCTCCCAGTTCATTTCTACTGGGGACCAAACTGTTGGCAATGCAGCTACAACTTCTGTGGTTTTCTCAACAACGCTATTCGACGCTCTCGACATTTCTGTCGCGTCGGGTACTTTGTTCACACCACCGAAAGGAGCATACAGGATTTCCGGAGTCATTTCAATATCGGATTCGGTCGGGGAGACCTTATCCACTTTTGTAGCGATTCGGAAGAACCTTTCTGATGTCGGTCCTGTGGGTAAAACCGTTAATAGTTTACCTGCTGACGGAGTACATCAGGTTTCCGTTGAGGCTTTGGTCCAAGCAGATGGGACTGATACCTTTTCGTTAGTAGTTCATCCGGTAGCCGCAACAGGGACAATCAAAGTCCTCTCTGGAACGGCATCGCTTATATTTGCTATTTGCTAGTATAACCATTAAGTAAC